TGCAACACCTATTAACGAATACCCATTAGCCGATTATTATGCTGAACTTATTCAGCCAGTATCAATCAGCAATCTTATTGAAGATGGTCACTTGGTAAATTGTGATGCTTTTGGTTTTGCATCTGATTTGGTTGGAGCGCAAAAGTTCAAAATAAAAGGCGGTGAATTTGATGAGAAACAAATGGAAGAATTTTATTCAAGCGAAAAGATGGTTCACAACGTAATTGAAAGCTACTGGAAATTATCAGCAGGAAAAAAAACAATGGTGTTTAACGTAAACTTAAACCATAATGCAGCAGTTTATAATGCGTTTAGAAATGAGGGCTTAAATGTTTATTCGATTACTGGAGATACGGAAAAAAAAGAACGTAGTGAAATATTGCAAAAATTCAAAGCAGAAAATGATGCCATAATTTGTAATGTGGGTGTGTTGACTGCTGGATTTGATGAGCCAACAATTGAAACGATAATACTTAACCGAGCAACAAAATCTCTATCATTATATCTGCAAATGATTGGTAGGGGAAGCAGACCAAGCGAAAATAAGAGCAAATTTACTGTTATTGATTTGGGCAAAAACACAGTAAGGCACGGATATTATGATGACTATTTTGATTGGGAAACATATTTCAGAAATGGCACTAAAAAAGAAAAGACAAGTGTTGGAATGTCACCAGTTAAGGAGTGTCCAAGTTGTAACCATCTTCAGCATACAAGAAAAGTAGTGTGCGAAAATTGTGGTCACGATTTTGAAGAGGAAAGAGCAAACCAAGTAGCACAAGAAAAAGTGAAAGAATTGGTAAAGTTAACCAAAGAAAGACCTATCAATATTCCGACACAAAGATTATTTGAATTGGCAGATGAGAGGCAATGGAAGCCTTATGCAGTTTTGCACAAAATAGCAGAACACATTATTGCGTATGAGCAGAAATATAGCAACATAGTAACACCAGAATATTCTCTTCAATTGGCAGGGACAGAATTAAATAAATGGTGTACTAAATTTAAAGTAAATAATAATAAATGGCATCAAGAACTAATAACTAAATTACTAAATGATAAAAGAATCGGAGGATAAAATTCAAAGTGATTGCTACGTTTGGTTTCACAACACCTACCCACAACATCGTGGGCTATTGTGCTATAACTTAAACAATTCAAAAAATCGAATTGATGGAGCAAGAAATAAGGCTAAAGGTCTAATAGCAGGTCGGTCTGATATGGTGCTTTACTACCAATCAAATGCGTTTATGATTGAGTTTAAAACATCTGATGGGGCGCAGTCAGCAGGGCAAAAAGAGTGGGAAGCATTGGTCAGAAGTCAAGGTTTTCAGTATCATATTGTAAGGTCTTTGGAGGAGTTTCAGAGGCTAATATTGAGCATATTAAAATAATACTTATCTTTGTGAACAATTGTTAACCAACATATAACCAAATGTTAACCGAGAAACAAAAAGAGTTCTGCAAGTTGTTTGTTAGTGGTAAAAACGCTACAGATTCTTATTCTATTGCATTTACTATTGCTAAACAAGGTACAAGTAAGGCAGCATCATCAAGATTGCTTAAAAGCGATAAAATTAAGTCTTACATTTCTGAACTGCAACTTGAAAACAAAAAGATAGTTGCAATGGCTAATGAGAAAGCATCTCAAGTTATTGCCGATGGAAGTATTGCCGATGCAGCAGAACGTATGCAAATGTTGACTAAAATATTAAGAGGTGAGTTAAGCATTGAAGAAGAAGTAAGCACTCCAAGTGGGATAGTAACTTTATTAGTCAAACCATCTTTTGGCGAAAGAAGAGCAGCTATAGCAGAACTTAATAAGATGGGAGGTGATTATGCCCCTGCGAAAACAGAAGTAAAAGTTGTAGGTGAGCAACCATTGTTCAATTAAAGATGTTTCGCAGAACAACCGCCATAAACAAACTATTGGCTATGAAAGCCCGAAAGCGTGTTGTACAAGGTGGTACAAGTGCAGGGAAGACCTTTGGCATCATTCCAGTTGCGGTCATTGATTACGCAACTAAAAACCCAAGACACCTCATCACAGTAGTAGCTGAAAGTATTCCAGCAGTAAGAAATGGAGCAGTTAAAATATTTCAAGACACTATGTTTGATACTAATCGTTGGATTGAAGACCATTGGAGAAGCAACCCGATGGAATACAAATTCTCAAATGGTGCAATAGTTCAGTTTACTGCGTTTGATTCAGTTGGTAAGGCAAAGGCAGCAGGTAAGCGTGATGTGTTGTTCTTGAATGAGGCTAATCACATTGATTATGAGATTGCCGATGCACTAATAACAAGGAGTAACACTATTTGGATTGACTTTAACCCAGATAGACAATTTTGGGTTCACGATGAAATATTGACTGAAGCCGATTCTGAATTTCTTTTATTGACCTACAAAGACAATGAGGCTTGTCCTCCAGAAATACTTTCGGAGTTAAATATAAAGTTAGGTAAGGCATACAATAACCCATCTGGTGATAGAACAGACCCTAAAAACATTAAGAGTGATTACTGGCATAACTGGTGCAAGGTGTACATTGATGGTGAAGTAGGCACATTGCAAGGCGCAATCTTTCAAAATTGGCAAATAGGTTTATTCGATGAGAGTTTACCTCACGTATATGGTTTGGATTTCGGGTTCAGTAATGACCCAGATTCATTGATAAAGGTTGCAGTAGATAAAAAACGAAAAATAATATACGCAAGTGAGGTGCTTTACAAGACTGGTAATAGCACAGACCAATTAATTGACATCTTAAACAATAGGTTAAACCCATTGAAGAGTGTTGTTGTTGCCGATTCTGCTGACCCACGCACGATAAATGACATAAGGCAAAGAGGATTGAACATTTATCCAGCAAAAAAAGGTGCTGATAGTGTAAGAAATGGAATAAAAAGAATTCAAGATTACGAAATAATAGTAGATGCAAATAGCCTAAACCTCATCAATGAGTTACGAAATTACATCTGGCACGATAAGCGGTCACAAGTGCCAATAGATGCATACAACCATCAAATTGACCCTTTAAGGTATGCATTTGACTACTTAACACAGAGTGCATTGTTAATTAGTAAATAAAAATTAATACATTTGCATCAATTAATATTCATTTAAAATGGGATTTGTAAAAAACGCAAAAGATTATATTATAAAAAGTTTAGGTGGAAACCTTGCAGGGCATAACCCATCTAATCTTTTTAGTTTTTTTGGTGGATTTATGCCATTAAATTTTAACAATAATTTATCAAATCAAATAAGTCAAGGTTATTCTCAAAATGTTGATGTTTATTCAATCATAAAAAAAATTACTGATATTAGTAAAAGTGTACCTTGGATAGTTGAAAAAAAACAAGCAAATGGTAACTGGAAGGAGTTAAAAGACACTACTTTGCACGAACTAATGGCTGCCCCTAATATGGCGAAAGCGTACACTTGGGATGACATTGAAGAACAAATATTACTATACTTATTGATTACTGGCAACACCTATTTAATAGGCAACACACAATTTAATTCTTCATTAATTGAAGAGGTTGACATATTGCCAAGCCAATCGGTAACAATATTTAATCAAAATTCTTCATTTTTTATGCCACAATATGAGTACCAATTTACATTTGGCTCATCTCAAGGCTTATACACGAATGATAATTTAAAGCACATCAAGTTTTTTAATCCAAACCTAATTAATTTTGACTATGGTTTAAGTCCTATTCAAGTAGCTGCTAACGTAGTTCAAGTAGGTAATGAGCGTTGGATTGCGGATGCAAGTATATTGAGCAACAAGGGTGCAAGTGGATTCATTACCGATAAGAGTCAGTTGCCAATGACTCAAGATGAGTTTGATTTGATTGACTCTGCCCTGCGTGATAAGATAGGTGGTGCTAATAACTTTGGTAAGGTAGTAGCGACCAATAAAGATTTGGGCTACATTCAATTAGGTATGAGTAGTGCCGATATGCAACTACTTGAAAAAGGTGTAGTAACAACCAGAACATTATGCAATGTATTAGGCATTGATTCATCACTATTAAATGACCCCGAAAATAAGACATACAATAATAGAGTAGAGGCTGAAAAGGCAATGTATACCAATTGCATCATCCCATTAAGTGATAAATTAAGTGAGGCACTAACTGGCTTTCTATGCAAGAATCACTTTCCTTATGAAAATGTGAGAATGCGACAAGACTTTAGCGGTGTAAAATGCCTACAAAGCAACAATAAAGAAGAGGCTGATAGAATAGCATTGTTGAAGGAAAAGGGTATTATTTCAGCCAGTACTGCTGCTGAAATGTTAGGTATGCCAAAACTTGAGCAACCTAATGCAACACTTGAAGCGTTAAGTGGTATGAGTCCATTATTAGCTACTCAAGTGATTGGGCAGTTGACTGAAGATGAGATAAGAGCATTAGTTGGATTAGGACATAGTGATTTACCCAAAGTTGGCGCACAAGCAGCAAGTTCATTTACACAACCTGCACAATAAAAAATAAATTAATTTGCATTAATCAATAATTATTAAATACTTTTGTACTATGGGAAAGACCAAAACAAAAAAAGAATTAGAAGAAATAAAGGCTAAAAGTGCATTAAAAAAACAAAATATTGTAAATAAATGATAACATCAATATACTTTCCAAATAAAGAATTTAGTTCTAAAGCAGAGTTGTTTGATGCTATTAAGAATGATGAGGTTAGAATCAAGGCATTAAAAAAAGCCGAGATAATATTTAGTCACGAACGTAATCACATATCGAAATCATCCATCAAAATAAAAGATGCTACTACAAAAGCATTGACTATTGAAGATGGTTATATTTATCCAGTAATAAGCACTACCAACTATTTAGATAGTCACGGAGATGTGCATATCAATGGCTGCTTTAAAAAGACTGTTCAAGAACAACAAGGTAAAATACTTTATTGCAAAGACCACAACATAAGTGTTGACACTATCATAGCTTGGCAATCAGATGTTGAAATGATGGTAACTGAATTACCATTTTCTACATTAGGTAAAGACTATAGTGGAAATGCTGAATGTTTAATATTCAAGATAAGTAAAGATGCATTAGTAGAGAGTGAAAGCATCGAAGACATTATTGAATACAATAGACCAGTTCAGAATTCGATAAGGATGCAATATGTAACATTCGTAACCTGCATTGATGATAAAAGACCAGAGTATAAAGTAGAGAAAGCGAATTGGGACAAGTACTACAAAATGATTGCTAATAAAGCAGATGCTGATATGGCAGGTTACTTTTGGGCAGTTTTGGAATTAAAGATTAGAGATGAGGGTAGTATGGTAGTTAAAGGTAGCAATGATGCAACACCATTGCTTCAGAATCCAGAAATTGAAGAACAAACAAAAGAATGTGAAAGTTGTGGCAATGAAATGGGTGGCGAATATTGCTCATCTTGTGGAATGCCACGCAAAAATATTGCGCCGTTAATAAACACGCAAACAAACGTAGCCGATTTATCACTACAAAAAAGTAAACAAAAACAAAAACAATTTTTTATTAATCTTACAAAAAACATTTAAAAATGAAGAGTAAATTTGAATTATTCCTTGAAACAAAAGGATTGAACACCATATCTTTCGCAGGTCAAGAAGCAGAAGAAATGGCAAAGTTGTATAACGAATACAACGAAGAAGCAAGAAAAGCATTAGAGGATGCGGTTGCTAAAAGTGCAAGTAAAGAAGATATTGAATCTTTGAAATCAGAAATTGCATCTTCACAAAAAGAGCAAATGGTGCAATTAAACAAAACTTTAAAAGAGTATGGTTTGGCAATTGAGAAATTGAACAAAAACAATTCTGAAAGAAGTTTGATTTCAAACGCTACAAGCGTAAAGGATTCTTTATCAACTGAAGAAAACAAAGCTAAATTAAGCGCATTAAAAGGCTTAAACAAAGCATCTGCTGAACAGAATGGTATCACCTTTGAAATTAAGGCTGCTGGTACTATGTTAGAGTCTACTAACGTAAGTGGTGGTAATGTTCCAGTTGAACAACGTATTGCTGGATTGAACCTTATTGCTACAAGACAATTACGTTTAATGGACTTATTCGCAAAAGGTGCTGCAAGTTCAAACATCATTTCTTGGGTGTATCAAGCAAACAGAGATGGTGCTGCTGGTGGTACTGCTGAAGGTGACACAAAGAATCAAATTGATTTTGATTTAGTAGTTGCTTCTCAAGCGGTTGTTAAGCGTACTGCTTACATCAAAATATCAACTGAAATGTTAGATGATATTGATTTTATTCAATCAGAAATCAACAATGAATTGATGCGTTTATTGATGTTAGACATCGAATCAACTGCTTACTCTGGTAACGGAACTGCACCTAACTTAAATGGTATCAGAACAGTTGCTACTGCATTCGCTGCTGGTACTT